AACGGTCCAGCAAAAGCTGCTTGAACAATAGTCCCTTTTCCAAGGAAATGAACTCCAAAGTTTATGCTCTTGGCACGTTGCTCCGCCTCTACGAGGGAGGCTTCATCCGGGTCTATAGCACACACTGTAGCTCCAACAGACTTCCACTTGTGCCAGTCACCTCCACGACCGCACCCACAGTCAAGGACAAGCATTCCTGGTTTCACCCATTCCTGGATGAGATCTCGCTTACAGGCGTTGTGAAGCCTACGAAGTGCCTCCATGTTTGATTGAACACATAGAAACCTTAACCCTTGTGAATACACGAATTTTGCGTTTGGTAACTTAAAAAATAAATAACTTTTCACTATAAATGGGTACTCTTGAGCAAGACTATTTGACGGTTCCAGGTCAGTACTTTGCATGTGTTTCATTTGTTGGTCCAGATCTTCCACAAAAGAATGAGAAGCTTGGTCTCAAGATTCGTGGATGTTTTGCAACTCGTGAGGAGGCTGCAAACCACGCCAAGCGTCTGCAAAAGGAGGATGCCCTTGTAGACATTTACGTGGTTGACATGTACAAGTGGCTTTTGGTTCCTCCCGAGCGTGAGAAGATTGAGGATGTGCACTACCAGAATGAGAAGCTCGAGGAGATTATGACCAAGTACCGCCAGAGCCAGTCGGCCGCAGCTGCCATGTTTGAGAAGCGCAAGCGTGATATGATGGCCCAGCCTCAGCCCGGTGAGTTCCCATATATTGATCCATCGGATGAGAACTCAAAGTACTACACAAAGCCAGACGTTCCACCCATCCCCCACCCCGCAGATATTGTCGAGGAGCTGCGCAAAGAGTATCCAGACAAGACGCTTGCAGAGCTCGTGAAGATGGCTGATGAAAAGGTGAACCAAATTATCGAGGAGCGCCGCAAGCCCGCCGTGGAGATGACAATTGAGGAAGGGGATGAAAGCAAGGCGGAGGATGATGACGTCCCCACACCCGCCGCTTAATTTCGCTGCAAATAATAGAAAATGTTTTTTAAAGTTCTTGCTTTGGTCATTGTGGGTTTTCTTTTGTACATGGCGTACTTGAGGTTTCCCCAAGCACCGGCAAGAATATCTCAACCTGTTGCTGCTTACGACAATCAGTTTGAGGTATTCAGGGATATGGAACCAGCGGATCAAACACGTGAAAATCCGTGGTTAGGGTTTTTGCAGGAGGATGTTCGCAAAAATAGAACTGGTCCAATTGGAAGTTTTACAGGGTACGAAGACCCTTCACCAAATGCTCCTCTGTATTCGGTTCAGTGATCTGCCTTTACTTTGCTTGAAAAACAATTGGACGCATGTTTGCTAAAAGATAACCAATAACTATACCTAAAAGAATAAGAGCAACCTGATTGTCTCGTAGACTATCAAATGGGTTCTTTTTTTCTGGCGCACGTTCTGTAAACAAAGGTTCAAATCTCCGTGGAGAGTCCATATGCGAAGGCCATTCATTTTCGGGTGGAGGGGGCTGGACGCTTCTTGACGGGGTTTCGCTTTGTTGTTTTAGAAACGGGAGATTCTCCATTATCCTCATCATCACTCTCGCTTTTATCTGAAACAACAAATCCGTCTAAATTTCCATTTTCATCTGCATCAGATTCATCTGTTTCCTCATCATCTGTGTCCGTCTCGATATCTTCCGAGTCACCACCATCGGGATTCTCAGTATCATAGTCATCCTCATCATAGTCATCTTCAACTTTCTCGATAGGCTCATAACGTACAGGAGGCTTTGACACACGACCTGAGCGGGTCACAGAACTGTTTTCAGCAACGGCAGCGGCATTGGCAAGGATGTCTAGGGAGGAAAAGACAGTCTCTACGGGACTGGGGCTCGCTGCGTGATTCTGCCGAGCAGAATCACTGCCCATGGCTCTTGACCGCCCCCGGGTCATCGACATTTGTTACATAATCATCGTACGTATTGTTTAAGTACTTTGGAAAGAAGTAAACTCCATTTTTATTTGCATTTTCATTTAGTATAAATTCGCCTTCAAGTCCCAAGTTTGTGGCGATAAGGTTCAGCTCTTCCTGGTACTGTGCGTCGTCTGGTCTCCTGGTACCGAGTGCAAGCTCCCGAATACTTTCAATGGCAACGTAGAGTGACTCGGCTGCAGAGTCAATGCGTGTCGAAGCCAACCGTTCGAACTCGTGGAGATGATCCGAAAATCTCTGCCAGCTGACTGGGTCCAGGCCCGAGTATGGATGGACCATTGTTTCGTATTTCCTGAATCTGCTCTTTGGACCCATTTGGAAGAAAATCCATAATAAGGCTAACAGAAGGACTACCCACAACAGCAACATCGTTGAGTTGTTCTACTATTGACGGAGGAAGAATATGTTCCCGACCATGAAACTCATGACACTCTTCATCAAAACACCTCTGAGATATACGGCCTGAGTGTACAGAAAACCAAACATGGTTTGACTTGTGTTCACGTTTTACATTTTCACAGTACTTGGAATCCGTCTGGACGTACCATCCATCATGCTCATGTCTCTGTATTCTCTTGACGTGTGTATCCATCTGCCCAATCATATACTTTTGGATAAACTCTTCTAGACCATTGACTTCTAGAACCTTTCCTTGGTCCTCCTTGGGCTCCTCACTGGTCCTGATGGAAAAGAGTTCAAGTATCTCAACACTTGGAAGCTTTGAAAACTCACGGGTACTTCCGAGCTGACGCCAGGGAATATAAGGATCTCCAGTTGGTTTCTTATGTGACCATAACATCCTGAGCCCTGATCCTCCATAGACTGAGGCGTCTATAATCTTGTCCCAAGGTCCATCCCCTAGAGCTTGAATCAATTTTGATCTTAAATTAATTGCCTGTGTACGATCAACGATTAATCTTGGCCAATGGACATGAACACCTGACTTGATCAAAGAGTCAGCAACTGCCCGTGGTCTTGCCCGAGCAATCAAACATTCTGATACAGTGTCACCTCCTATAACATCATGAATTATAGCACAAAATTGGATAAGATCTTCATCACTCAATTTTTCAGGGGCTTTATAATCCAAGTCTATGAAAAACTTGAAACGATCAGTCTTTTGTTCAACCACAAACAATTTTGATCCAAAATTGATTGCTTGAACATAAGCCTGGTGAAATTCCAGTATTTCTTCTGGGGGAACTAAAAGAACACCACCATCCATGAGAATATGAGTACCACTCCCTCTCGGAACCTTCCATTTATTAATCATTAAGTAAGTAACTGAGTTCAACTCTAACTGTCTTCATCATCTGAATCCATGGTCAAAAATGCCCAAAAAGATTTAGGTTTCTTCACCTTTTCTTTTTCCTTGACCTCTTTTATTTTATTTTCAATTTCTTCAAGTTCAGACTCTGCTTTTTCAATTTCATAATGAAGTTTACGTACAGTCATGACATTCGCAAGCTGCTGAGGGTCCGTTGTCGTATCCCCACACAGCTTGAGAAGGCGAGATGCCAACTCAACTTTTGTTACAGTCATCTTTAGTATATTAACGCAAATTAAACGGTGTCTTGTTTTCGCATTTTATTGCCTGATAAAACTCTGGATTTTTCAAAACGTTCTGTCGTATCATTGGCCACAAGTTTGTCATGTTAGAAATTTCACTCAGATTTTCAAACCTACACTGATCGTTTTCATCGTAATTTTTGCGAAAGGGAACTTGGTTTCCTTCCATTTTTTCCTTTTCTTCATCGAAGCGTTTTACAATATGTTTGTGTTCAGGTACAGTCATTGGAAGGTCAAAGACATATACATGATAATAGTTTATAACATCGACCCCGTCCTCAATGTCTCGAGGCTCAGGTGTGTTAGTGATAAATTTAAAATAGGCATAGGAGCCCCTTTTTAAATTGATCGTCCCACGTGTTTCTTCTTCGAGTTCTCGAAGTGCACATCGAAGTGGATTGAAAACTTCACGGCGGCGACAGCCACCAGTTACAAAAGTCCACTCTTTGTAGCGTTTATCATGAACTACAAGAAAATACGGGACGTCATTCACGTATGATACCGGTATCGCTATCGCCTTGTGCCTTTCTCTGGGCATTGTCCTCTACTGATATATCCTGAGTAAAAAATTTGTTCAGGTTTCCCGTACGTGGATTATATGTAACCAAAAATACGATACAAAGAATTGCGGCCCAGAAGAGCCAGTGCATGTTTAAATTTGAGTTAGATAAAACTCAGGACTTAGTTGGCGTACAGCAATGAGCCAAGACCGTTCTGAATGCGGAAGATGTTGTAGTTGACGGCGTACAGGTAGTTCACTGGGTACTTGATACCGGTGTTGGCGAGGCCGAGCACACCGTTTGGAAGGTTGGATGGTACGACCAGACGGAAGTTGTCCAGACGAGAAAAGTTCAGTGTACCAGTTGGCTGCATCTTGGTTGTGTCCAAGCAGTAAGAAATGATGGCAACATTTGCAACTGAGTTATTGTGGGTGTAGCCGAATGGAGTGTTGTAGTACTGGGGCACATCGACCCAGTGGACCATGTGGCGAGAGTCGCCCACATCCACACCGTTCACCTGTGTCTTGAGCTGATAGTTGGCGGCGGTGACAGAGCCGGCACCGTTTGCGTAAATCTGGGTGTAGCTCACGGAGGGGAAGGCCAGGAACTTGACTGGCTGAGCCAGTGCCAACTCCTGCACTGGGTTGGTACCCATGACAACACGCTGCACCTGAGTGATGAGCAGGTCCTGCTTCTCCTTGGCGAACCAGTCACGCTCGCTCTGGTCAAGATACACAAAGTTAGACCATGCAATATACTGAAGAGCCGAGTATGGAGTTGTTGTCACGGCTGTGCCTGTAAAGAAAGAGATGATGGTACCGGCAGGAACAGGGGCCACCACCTGGGATGGAATAGTCACTGTCAAGGTTGTACTTGTCACGTTTGACACGTAAACCGGGCCGTTGAATGGAAGACCGGCCACATACTGGCCAATTTGGATTGGGCCAGTTCCCAGTGGGCTTGCAATGTTACTTAGAACCAAAGTGTTTGAAGTCACGGAAGCAGTTCCGGCAGCTCCGGCAAGTGAGACGATGGCGCTCGCCACTGGAGCATATGCGTTCAGGGAACCGCCGCTGCTCTGGAACAGGCTTGTTATGTTTCCAGCTGCAATATTTGCAAAGGAGACCACAACGTTAGAGAAACCAGTCAGAGTGCCTGTAGATGCGTTGGAGAATGACTGAACAACTGCCACGTTGGTCTGCAGGTTAGATGTTGCGGATGTGAGGAGCATACCTGGGAACAGGGGACCGGTGGACTGGGTAAACACCAGGTTGGCAGTGTTGGCGAATGTTGTCTGGCTTGAAAACACGTTGGCCAGAGTGTTTGGCTGAGCTGGAAGCACGGGGGTTGTGGTTGGACCAATGCTGATGTTCTGAGCCAGGTATGGAGACCATGTGATGCGTATTTCAACATCGTGGAACTGGAGACCAATCAAAGGCAGTGCCAGGCACCACTCCTTGCAGAAGAAAAACTTGAAAGGGAAAAAGCTGTTTGTCTGGTTAGTCAAACCAGATGGATTCAGGTTGAGGTACCGCTCTGAAAAGTTGCGAGCGCCCACAATTGGCTCAATGTCGGTCAGGTACTCAAAGTCGTGAGTGTCAACAATCTGACCACCAATGTACAGCTCCACCTTGTCAATAACCTTTGACCAGTCAAGACC